GCTTTCGTAAATCTCCACATGGCTAAAGTCAGCATCCGCTGGATTAACCCACTCAATATCAATGCCACCCATAAGCCCAGAGGCTGTCAGTGATGTAGGTAAAGCTGGAGCAGTAGTGTCACCACCAGACGTAGCTGTAGCTGACGCATACGCCCCTCTAAAGCCCGTAACTGATACGCTTCTAACTCTTACAGTGTATTCTACACCATCAATGACGGGAGCTAAAACTACAGTGTTGTCTGATGTTGTCAGCGACTGTCTATTAGCACTGCTAGTTTGGCCCCACTCAACTTCATAGTAACTGACAAAAGAGTTAGTAGATGCAGTCCAGCTTGCGACTAAGCTATTCTCAACTGTGCCATCACCTTGAACCTCAGAGCCACCATCAGCCAAGCTAAGGCCAAGGATGTTGGTCCCAGCAGATACACTAGGAAGCGTAGTGTCATTGCTTGTGATAGCAGTTTCTTCTGCATTCCAATCAAAGGCGGCGGCTGATGTCTCTCTGAGCGTCAGTGTAATGCGTAAGTCACCAGCATCTTGATTAGAAGCAAACTTCCAGCCAATAACCTCAAACTCTTTAGCAGAGAAGCCATAACGCTCATTGGTAAAGCCTATGATGTCACCGACTTCTACACTGAAAGCCTCTAGGCCAAAGTCAGCGCTGAAGGCCATCTGCTCACGACCCCTAAACAAAGTAAGCTTAGCAAGACGCTGCGCCGCAGATGCGCTAGTAGTAAACGGTAGCTGTAAATCTAGTAGAGCTTCTTCGCCATTATCCTGACCTAAGAATGCACTTGCTTTACCTGTTCCACTGCCAGCACCCGTAGCTGTAAAGGTTACGCCCACAGTATTAGAAGCAGCACCTAAAGCAGTAAAGTTAGTGTTGCCAACCTCTGTGATTGTGTAAGCATCGCCAGTAACGAAGCTGCCAGCATTGGTTGTGCTAGTCAGTTGCGGATAATCAGCAGTGATCCAGTTTTGCGCAGCATCGTTAAACGTACCGCTAACCCTGTTGAAGTTATCCCGCATAGTAATGCGAGTGTCTAAGTTTATTGGGCTGCGTAAGTCATCAAGCGTAAGCGTTTTAACAGGTGCAGAATATGCTCCAGCTTTGAGCTTCCAATAACCAGCGCCCCAAAACAGAGAGCCAGCGCAAGATGTAACCATATCGCCTAAGACATCGCCAACAGAACGGCTTGCTTGGACTATACCATTAAGCTCGTATCTGTTTTCTGTGCCGCCGCCAGCAAGGTTAATAGTTTCATCACATTCATTCGCAGCAGCGGCAAAGGAGACATCATCAATAGAGCTATCGTCTAAGCCATAGGATGATGTCAGAAAGTCACGAATACATAATGCGGCGTTGTTGCTGTATGCTGTGCTTGTTGTTCGTGGGTCATAAACCTTCTTACCCTCTACAACAGCAGTAATCGTTGGCACACCGCTAGGAAACACATCCTGATTATACTCATATCTGACGTAGAGATAAGATATGCCAAGACCCTTGAAGTTACTGTCTACGCTTGTTTCAGATACTAAATCACTATCTGCTGTAGTCTGTGACCCGTCATATTTCTTAATGCGGATCTTGCTAGCCCAATCGACTTCATCATCACCAGACCCAGCAGTAGTAACAAAGTCACCACTAAGTGTAGCTATCTGGTCATTTATATAGATGTCACCAATACTATTAACTTCGTGCCCAGCTAAAACGATAATCTGATGTAAATATTTATTCTTATCGCCACTGCTTTCGTAGAAGGTAATCGTGCCGCCTTTACGCACTTTACCGTAGACGAAATCTTGTGGTGCAATCCCATTGACAGCATTAGATAGTATTTGCCCAGATGATGAAGCCCCACTATCTGGCTTAGGGGTAAGGGCCGACATCGCCCAGTTGGTAATTAAAGTAGTAGCGAGGTAGCCTACAATGAAACTAGCCGTTGTTGATGCCGCAAGCGCTGTAGCCCCCACTGAGGTGAGGATATATGAACCAACAACCGTTGCGCGGGGAACTCTATCCCAGCTATTCCAGTTTTTTACCGTATAATCACCTAGCTTGTATTTGCTCATATCTGTTTAACCCATGCTTGGTGAATGTAATCTAGGGGCAAATATAGCACACCTTCCTTAGATAAGAAAACAGCCTTAGTGCCTGTGCAAATACCCATAGCCACACCTATAATCCACCTTTGAGCTTCCTTAGTTGTAACTAACGCGCCAAGAGGCGGTATGTGGTCTACACGGTGTAGCTTCCTATCTACGGCAGAGGTAAAACTTGAGAACCCAAATTCTTTCTTTAGCTCGCTTCTGCGCAGGGTAACGGAACCCTTCATATAACGACCAAGCCAGTCATCAGCCCAGCCACAGCCATACATAGCTTTATAAGCGCCATTGGTGAATGTTAGGCAATCATGCTGCCCCCATACAAAGGGCTTGTCTGATACAGACTTCAAGTAATCGTTTAGGCTTTCTCGCGGCCCCATAATACATCCTTGTTCTGCAAGCTAGTAACATAAGAAAAGAAGGTATCGTCTGGATGTCGCGCAACATGGTTTTCTTCTGTGTAGCGACGATTGCTGGCTTTTTCCAACCTAACTAGTTTATTTTCTACGCCAAGGCTAATAATGCTGCTTTCACCACTATCCTCAATGGTCATGGTGTTCATAAGGCCGCTGAAGACCTCCACAGGATCAGACGTATCAGTTGTGCCAAAGTAAACTTTACACTCTCGACGCTGGTAAGGCTCATCTAGCGCCAATGTAACTAAAGAAGATGGGACGCCAGAAAGCGATAGCGTCATCCCTTTGGCCGATAAATCGCTAACTTCCTCCAAGCCGCTGATCGCAAGCAAGTTCCCTGTGCCTGTGTAGCTATTCGTAAATATGGTTCTATCGCCATATCCCGTCCATAGCCTTAAAGGGCCGCTGTCAAAATCAAGGTCAACGGCGTAATAAGGTTGAACCTCTGGCTGGCTAAGGGCTGTAAGTAGCGCTGATGGAACTGTGCGGCTCATACTGCCTCCATTGCTCCGAATGTGATGCCATATATGCTTGCTTCATTTATGCTAAACGCCTGTTCATTGCTAGACAACCTGAACAAACCCTGAGTATTTTGAACGGTTATCAAGGTATTATCCGCAATGCTGGTTCTTACATCAGGCCATACATCTATGCTCGCTTCGCCCAAGCTATTTGTATCAACATCTGTAAGAACCTTGAATAACTGCCTAGCGCTTCCAGTGCCCACCTGAACGTAATCACCAGCTTTGAGATAGTCTGTCTGGCTGGTAGGCGCGCTCTCTACAGTAATAGTACCGCCAGATGATACGGCAGCGCTTGTGAATACAGTATCCGTATCACGCGCTGAACCCAGTGGCGTAGCCGCCACAGGATCACCAAGGTAAAACGTGCCAAGCTGACCCTTCAGCGAAATAAGCCAAGCCACCCATCTTTCCGCATCTTCGCGCTTCATCGATGGCAACGTGACATCAGCTTGCCAAGCCTTACCAGCATAAGCGTGAGCCTGACCCGCGAAGGTAAAGGGCGATCTGCTATAAGCAACTGCGTTAGTCGCCCTTAGTTCAATCTGAGCTATGCCCGTATGCGTAGGCAGCGCTAAAGGATAACTGATAGCCATTATGCGAATGCCCTTCCATATGATCCACCACGCCGCTTGGCGTCTACTACAGCAGCCTTAGCGCTGTCTGCTATCTGTGGCATTAACTGCTTGATCTCAGCACGTACAGTTTGTTGTACGCCCGTGGAGACGTTGATTGTTTGGTTGACTACTACGCCGCCACCGCCAAGCTGATTGTTTGGCACGACTTGAGCGTTGCGGCTTGGAACGATGAGCTCTGGACCACGCTCGCCAACCATGTATGGTCTGCCGCCAGACACAGGGCCACCCATTGCTCTGGGCGCGACTGGTGGCGATACCCCACCTCCTGTTCCAGCAGCGGAAGCAGGATTGAATGCGCTTGTGATTGCGCTTGTGATAAATCCAGTTATTTGTTTAACCACAAATATCCTATAAAGCTCTTTAATAATATCACGCGCCATAGCGCGAAAAGCGTCTTTTGCTGTCATTGTACCATCAACAATAGACATAAAAGCACTTTCCATGCTGTTTTCTATAGTATCTGTAAGGCTTTTCACTCTGGACTTCATCTGATCTAAGGCGCTCATTGCATTTTGCGTTGCTGATGTTATTTTTGATAATTCATCCTCAGCATTCCCACCTATGTCAAGCGTGGCTGGGGTTCTCAATGCAGCATTTAATGCTTCATAACTTGCTGTAATCAAAGCCGCTGTAGCACTCCCCGCATCACTTACAGCATCAAAGAATTCAGGGAATTTCTCCTTTAACTCATCCATTGCCTTAGTGATTAAACCAAGTTGATCTGCTGCAACTCCAGCAGCAATCGCAATTAGCATAATAGGATTTCGTCTTGTGACAGCATTTAATGCACTCATCAAGATTTGCGTAGCTGAGACAGCCTTTGCAAGGCTCACGAAGCTTCTAGCAGCTTTAAAGGCTATATTTCCTAATTGTATTGCAACGAATATCCCCGCCGCTGTGGTTAGTGCAGCAAGATTGTCAGAAACAAAATCAATAACGCCTCCAAGCATATTGAATGCACCACTAAGAACACCACCAACAAAGCTCACTAAAGGCTGAAACTGCATTAATAAAACGCCAAGTGTATTTGTAAAGTTATCCAATGCTGGTGCTATATCAGAAAAAACACCACGAAACCTGTCCAGCCCACCACTTGCCATCAAGACCGCAGCGCCAACGCCGGCCAATGCACCTGCAATCATACCCAGAGGCCCAAATATGCTAAGTATTTGACCACCCTGCATAGAGAAGATGCGAAGCGCATCAGTGCCCATGCTTGCCTGAACTGCAACGTCTTGCACTTGCAAACCAAGACTACCCATATTTCTAGTCATACGCTGCATACCACCAGCGCTAGATTTCATAGCTCTGTTTTGATTAGCCATATGACGGGTTGTGCGCGTCATAGTCTGGTCAAGCGATCCCAATTGCGCTTGTACCTTCTTCATCGCCGGAACAGCATTGCCAACGGCATTCATTTCAAAAGTTAGCTTTTCAACTGCCATTATCTTTTTGCTCCGCTTTTATCCTGAAGAAAGCGATCCATTCATTATATTCTGAAAGACTGATTTGCTCTATTTCGCTAATGGTCTTGCCAAGCAGTTCAGCCAATGCAATCAGATTATATCTAAACGGATCGCCTCTTAGT